GTTCGAATACATCAGCATTTTATAATTTTTCTTATCTAAATCTTGAAAAAGATTGGGAAAATGGAATTACTAAAAACCCTGGGGCAAAATTAATTGGAACTTTTACTGGCCCACTATTTGAGCTATTTTGTAATAAAGGCCCTAATTTAGGAAAATTTAAATTAAGAATAATATCTTTGTCTTCCGACGCAACACCAGAAGACATCGTAGAAGTTGATTGGCAGGAAATAGATTTATTTAGTGAAAATACAAGAGAAAATATACTAGTATTTTCTAAAACTGATTTATATTATAAAGATTATATTTTTGAAATAAAAGCAGATTATGAAAAAAATTCTTTATCTAAAGATGGAAAGATAGAAGTTGATCACTATTCATATGCATTTAATCCATATGCGACAATAAGTAAAGAAGAAGTTAGTCCATATTTATTTGGCAGAATAGTTTCTGGAGGAACAGTTTAATGGCTAAGGTTAGAAGAAAAATAGAAAATTTAAAGCCACGGAAAAAACTACATATTAACGGCTAGAGTAAAAGACGCAGATCTAAATGTAAACTCTGCACCATCTCAAGCAATTATATTTTCTGTTCCGGCAGATCAAACAATTCCAGACTATCCTTTAAACCTTGCTCTATTTTCATCATTTGAAAAAGTGATGTTTGTTTTTGATAATGTGTCAGACAAAGATGCAAGATCATATGGCTATGAACTCTATGAATCTAATCAGGTTTCTGGATCATATCCAAACATTATTCCAATAACAAATGCAACCATATATTCTTCTGGAACATCTGGGGCAAATGTATTCACAGTTGGAGTCGCAAACAGTACTGACTCTACAACAAGAAGATATTTTGGAAGAATAAGGACTATAGACTCTACTGGAAATCCAAGTGATTGGTCTCCAATAGTTCAAAGTGATCAAGAAAATCCACTTATATCAAACCAATATATTTCAAGTCTAACAGCAGCAAAAATTACAGCTGGAACAATTGGGGCACATGAAATAATTTTGACTCAAGCAGGGGCTGCAACATCTTATTCTGCACCCGCGAATACTGCTGTAATTAGATCTTCAAATTATCAAGCAAACACAGCTGGCTGGCTAATAAGAGGAGATGGATTTGCAGAATTTGATTCAACAGTAATTAGAGGTGGACTCAAGGCTGGATCAGTTTTCATTAATGCTGATAACAGATGGAAATCTGATATAAATGGAAACGTAATAGCAAATGCAGAATTCAAGCTAGGAACATCTACAAAGTATCTTTCTTATGATGGAGTTGATACACTTACCTTTACCGGAAACTTACTCGCCGCAAATGGAACGTTCAGTGGAAATTTATCTGCAGCTGGAGGATCATTCACTGGTAACGTTTCAATTGGATCTGGATCTTCAATACTAAAAGCTGATACAAACGGATTATATTTGGGTAATGCAACATTTGCTAGCGCCCCATTTAGAGTAACTCCACAAGGCGCAGTAACCTCAAACAACGTAACAATAACAGGTGGAAACTTAAACATAAGCAATGTTTTTACCGTTCAATCAAATGGTTATACACAATTTACAGCAGGTAAGGTTGGAGGATTAGAAATATTCCCAGACGGTACACTACAAACAACTTTTGGTTTAGGTGTGTCTTATTTTGGTTGGCTTGATCCAATTGGTTCCAATAAATCAGGAATGGTTTCATCCGGAACTGGAACATATGGATATGTAACCTATGATGCAATTGGAGTGGGAGTATTTGGATCTGGAACTCATTTAAATAAAGCTGGCATAGTATACGATGGATACTCATTTGGTCCTGGTCCATACGGAAGTCAAATTGCATTTGATTGGGATGGCACTGATGCATTTATAGTTGTGGATGATAGTCACTGGCAATATATAACATATAATTCTATTTCTGACAGAAGGATGAAAAGAAATATAGAAGAACCAGAAAATGAATGGGTTAATAAAATATTAAATGATGTAAAAATTTGGGAATTTAATATGTTGAATCCAATCACTAGAGATGAAGGGTCTTTGTTCCAATTCCGTCAACTTGGAGTTATAGCAGATGAGTTTAAAGAACATTTTCCTCAACTTGAGACTAGTCATAAATTAAGCGATCCAAATGGAAAAGATGCAGAGCAATTAAGATACGTTAATTATGAAGGTTTAGTTCCAGCTCTTGTTTTGACAGTTCAAAAACTTAATGAAAAAATAGAATCTCTTGAAGCACGACTTGCTGCTTTAGAATAAATTTTTATTACGTCTTGTAATAAATGCACATTAATGATAGAATGAAATTGTGTCTAAAGTAGTTCATACAGAAACAGAAAAGCCAAAACAAATGGACAACATGCAAGGTCAAAATATCGATTCCAATTTAGACATCAATCTAATAATAGCAACCTTTCAAGAAAAGCTTAGTCAGATCATGACTGAGTTGATCATAAAAGAAGCTACAATAAAGCAATTAACAGCAATAATCGAAAGACAAAAAGGATACTAAGATGAGTGAAGATAACGCAGTAAAAACAGAATTTGTAGTTGAGATTAAAGTTAGTGACAAGAATCTTTCATATCGTTCAGACTTCTCTGAAGCTGAAACGATCTTTTGGCTTGAATCAGTTAAGGGTCTTATTATAAAGAATACCTTTGACAAAGCCGGCATCTCACAAAACTAAGTTATAAAAACTATTAAAATTAGTACTATTTTAATTAGTTTTTATAGGAGACAACAATGGCTTTAAAAGATTATATACCTTTTCGTCAAGTAGAGGGTTTTTCTGATTCTGATTTTGTGGCAAAGACCATAGAGCCAGAAGATGTAAAGAGTATTTCAAAGGCAATGAAAGTTGCCGCCCTAGCTCTTGGCTATAGAGGTTCTACCTACTGGTATAACACTAGAAGCACATTTGAGCCATCTCCATATGATTTTGAAAGAATAATGCAAGCTGTTGATACAGACTCATATGTTAAACAGGCTTTAAATAAATACAAGGAGCTCTTCTGGAAAGAAGGCTGGCAAATTGTTGGAGAAAATCCAGAAGCAGCTTCTTATTTATATCAAAGAATAGACTTTATGGAAATGGCAATGAAAAGACCATTTTCCGATTTCTTATTAGAGGTATCAGATCAGCTCTTTAAATATGGAAATGTTTTTATAGTTAAAGCACGCGCAGATATATCAGAATATTTTCCAACAAAATTAAATCCGATATCAGCAACTGAGCCAATCGTTGGTTATTATCTTATTCCTACTGAACAAGTAAGAATAATGAGAGACAAACATAATAGGCCAAAACTATATGAGCAAATGACTGATCCCCTAACATATTCTCCTGTAAACAAAAATCCAGTCTGGTCAGCCGATAGAGTAATACATATAAGTCTTGACAGAAAAACGGGCAGAGCTTTTGGCACACCATTCCTTGCATCTGTTTTGGATGACGTTGTTGCCCTTAGACAAATCGAAGAAGATATTCAAAACTTAGTTCATAGAGAATTATTTCCATTATATAAATATAGAATTGGAACACCAGAGCAACCAGCAGAGCCAGATGAAATTGATAGAGCAGCTGCTGAAATAGAAAACCTAAGATCAGAAGGTGGATTAATTCTTCCGCACAGACATGATATAGAAATTGTCGGATCAGGAAAAGAGGCACTAGATGCCTCACGTTATCTTGAACACTTTAAGGAAAGAGTTGCAGTCGGCCTCGGTGTTTCTCCACACCATCTTGGAATGATGATGAACGGTGGAAATAGATCTGTAACAGATAGACTCGACGTTGCTCTATACGATAAAGTTAAGCAATATCAGAAACAGTTCTCTGAAATGATTAGGCTTCACATTTTCAATGAATTATTATTTGAGGGTGGATTTGATCCAATAGTTAATCCAACCGAATCAAACGTGTCTGACAGATGTTTCTTTAAATTTAAAGAGATTGATGTTGATACACAGGTTAAAAAAGAAACACACATCATGCAAAAGTATGCTAATTCATTGATTAGTTTAGATGAAGCGAGAATAGAATTAGGTTTAGATCCTGAAGTTGATGAAGATAATTTATTCCCATCAGTACAAGGCAGAGTCCAAATTGATATAGCTCAAGCTCAAGCAAAGATAGCTGCTAAAGCTCAACCAGCTGGTGCCGTAGATGTTAAAAAAGATGGAGATAAACAAGCTTCTGCTCCAAAGGGACAAAGAAATCTTCCTTCTAATAGAAGAGGAACTGGTAATGCGGTTAGACCAGCTAATCAAAATGGAAGAAATACTTCTCCAAATATCAGAAGATCTGACGTGTCATGGTTAACAGCAATTGAAAATGCTCTAGAAAAAGACTATAATGTAGTGTATACTAATGAAGAGCAAGATCCAATTGAAAATTTAATTAAGGACGAAAATACAAATGAGTTTAATGATTAATTCTGAAATTTCAAAACAGTTTCTTTTAGAAGAGGATGCAATCGAGGGCTTTAGAAAAGCTGTTGCAAATAACCAAATCAGACTTGCCTTACAAGTTCTTGTTGAAATAGTAGATGCCTTTATGGAAGGTTTTGAGGCATTGATGGGCGATTCAGAAGATGAGTCAGCAGAAGAAACATCAGAGGCTGTAGAAGTTGTTTCTAAAAAAGAAGAAGTAGAAAAACAAGAACCTAAGACAGAAGAAAAAGAACCTGTAAAAGTAGCAGCAAAAAAAGAAGTTAAAACAGCTGAAGAAAAATGAAACTTATTATAGGATGTCC